GATTTTAATGATATAAAAGTGGGGTTTGCCTCCTTGAGTGGTTTAGGCAACTGGATGTTGGAGATTGATACTGCTCTCCATATTTGCATCTCGGTTGCCTCACTCGTTTATATCATATTAAAGATAAGACAACTGATAAAAAATAATAAAGATGAAAGATAAATTGAAATCAAGAAAGCTCTGGATGGCTATTGGCGGTCTTTTGACTGTGCTGGCTACCGAGTGGTTGAACCTGTCACCGGCAGTGGCAGAGAATGTGATTGGTGCGGTTATTATTATCGTACCGTCATACATCGGCGGGCAGTCGATTGTGGATGCTCTCAAAGAGTATTCCGCCAAGAAGTAATGATATTAGCGGCACTCAAGGGCTTGGCTGCATTGCCGAGATTGGTAGATGCAGTCGAGTCTCTTGGGGACATCGCAACAGCGCAGATGGCGCAGAAGCGAAAAGATGACAAAGATAAAAAAGTGGATGACCTTATTGCTGCTGCTCGCGCTCGTCGTGAGCAACGGTTGCTTGACGGTGAAGCTGCAAGGTTTCTCCGAGATAGCGGAAAGGCATCCAGTGGGGATGGAGAACGCGACATCGACGGATGAGGGGGTTGCGCTGATTAGAGATTTGGGAAGATACATAAACGAACTTGAACGACAAATAGAACAGGGAAACTAGCCTATGCCAGAATACCAAGGAGAATCCGAAGACAACGCCGCTTCCAGAGCGTGGAGGTTCAAGATTAAGCAAAACCCATTAGAAGAGAAGAAGAAGGGGATGGCAGCGCAAAGAAAAGCGGCATTACTAAAGTTTAATAAAGGTGTTGACCCGAGAAAACGAGATGACAAGAATTTGAAAGAAGCCCTACAAATGCTTAAAGGTGAAAAGGAGAGGAAGGAGAGGAATGAGAGGAGGGAGAGGAATGAGAGGAGGGAGAGGGAAGAGAGGAATCACCTTCTGTTACTAAAGAAGCGCGAAGCAGAGGAAAGGAAAAAAGAAGAATTGCGAAATAAAAAATACCTAGAGAAAGCTAAAAGACAGGACAGGGTGTCCTAGCTGAACTAAACGGAGACTAGAGGAAGGAAACTGATATGCCATTGCCCATTGAATTAGACAAAAAGGGTAAGCCCAAGATTGCAAGGGCGGGCCAAAAGGGAAACACCCCAGAGCAACGGAAAGAACTGGATAGGCTGCGCTTACTTGAGCTACGCAAGCTCGGAGATGAAAGGAAACTGGAGAACGAGCAGTGGTTTGAGGAGAAATACAAGGGCGAGAAAGTGGCTGGGCCGGATGACTTTAAGCCAGCTATGGGACACGATTGGGGGGAGGCGGCGTCAGCGGATGAAGATAACTTGGTTGAACTTGGCATAAAGCGGGTCAGGGTCTCCTCACCCAAAGACTTGGAAGACTTGAAGAGGTTGCGGAAACCCGCAACCCTTAATTGGGAAGGAATGAAACCGGAATTTCGGGAGTGGATGATAGAAACGTCCGAGGGCGACTTGAGCGGTGATTCGGATGCGGCGGTTGCTTCCATCAGCAAATACGGGCCTCTCAAGGACAGGAACAGAATAAGAGGCACATTCAAGCACAAAGGAAAAGTCGTAGATAGTTGGACTGAAATATCCAAACACCCTCAATTCGATGTAAGGGGTTGGAGGTTTGATGCCTCGCAGCACCAAGGCGGGGGGACTACCGAGAACTTGCCGTGGGCGGAGCGTTATAGAGATGGCGGCCCAAGCAGCCGCGCTACTTGGAATAAATACATCAGACCATACTTGCTGGATGATGGGGAAACGCTCGGCCTTATGTGGATTAACCCTAGAATGCCCAAAGGCTTGACCGCAGAGAGGGTCATTAATGACTACCTTTCGTTTAATGAAAAGCCCAACATCTTTATGAGAACAGATGCTGTAATTGGTGAGTCAACCAGACTTGCTAAAGAAGCGAACTGGAAAGAAGAGGCTGCTTACAGGGATGAAGACTATGCCGATGAGCGCAAAAGGAAAGGCGAGGAGCGCGGCGAAGACCTAGAAGGCACAGTCCCGTCAGCGTCAAAAGGCCCGCTGTCTCCAGCGATGAAGGCAAAGAAAACAATACGCATACGAAGTGCCGAGGAGGAGGAGCGAAGACTTATGGAAGAGCCACTAAAGAAGGGTAAGAAATGACATTAAGCGAATTAGCAGACCAAATTACGACGAAGTTGAGTGACACTGATGCAGCGTCAGTTGTGACCTGTAAGAAGTTCCTCAACAATCGTTACCGTATGCTCTTTGAGTCGGCCCTCTGGACTAACTCAATGGGTACAGTTTCCACGTCCGTAGCTGCCGAGGACGAAATCATCACCCTTTCCGATGACCCGACTGTCTTCTACTACCCAACCTCAAGCACAGTTGCCTCAACTGCTCCCAAGCTGGACTTTGTGGTGGCTATGAGGTTCACGGAGACGGGGAAGGCTGATGGTGCGGAGATTGTGGGTGCAAGTTGGATGCAATTCTTCCAGCTAGACCCGAATCAATGGAACAACACTTCGCAGCGCAGGGCTAATCCATCTAACTTTGTGCCGTTGCCCCCAGATGCGAGCGGCAACTGCCGGATTAAGCCCATCCCAACCCCGAAAACAGCCGGAACCCTCTTTGCCCTTGGCAAGTTGAAGTTTGTGGAGATGGGTGACAGTGATTCGCCCGTGATTCTGGGTGCGGAGAACTCCTTGTTGTCTTATGCGGAGGCGGATATGCTTGAGCGGGCGATGCAATACCAGAAAGCGCAGATTAAATTTGGTGAGGCGGGGAATATGCTGCAAATCTGCCGTGACTTGGATAATGTGCAGCCTGACAAGATGAACACAATAGTGCCAATGATTGCTGATTATTGGCAGAGGACTGATTTAGTGTAATGCCAGTTCAATCAAACAACGTGCTTGATGACCCTATCCTTTTGGATGGTAATGACAGCTTTGTGGGTGGTCAGGTTAGTTCCACACGGGCAAACCTTGTTCCGGACAACGCCTATGCCGATGGGAAGAACATTGACTTGGATGAGTTCGGCAATGCGGTCACACGGCGGGGTGCGGCCCTCACAACTGGCTATCTCGTGTGGGAAACAACCGAAACCAACTGGGAAGCACAGGGTCAGTTGTGGAATGGTCTAACCGCCCCCATAAAGGGTGTTGCCTACTTCGATACGGGAGCAGCAGAGCGACTCGTCTTGTCAGACGGGGGAACAACCCTAAAGACTTCAACGGAGTCAGGAGATTTTACGGTGGTTTCCGGTAGTTCTATCGCAGCAGGGGCTACGGTTGAGTTTGCACAGTTAGTTAACAGGCTGTACTACGCTGATGGCGATGGAGCGTTGCGCTACCTAGACTCCTCCGCAGCAAACCAAACAATCACAGCAAATAAAGTTACTTCAATCGAGATAACCGAGAAGGGGCTAGGCTACACCAGTGTTCCGACCATTACATTCACCGGCTCCAATACAACTCCCGCAGCTGCTACGGCTGTTCTTGGTTACGGCGGCAAGGTTGTTAGCGCGACAGTGGATACGGCTGGCTCCGGATACTCAACCACTGCCCCGCCGACCATAGCGTTTACTGCCGCGCCATCAGGCGGGACTGACGCAAAGGGTGTTGTTCACCTTTCCCAGACTCCGCTCAAGCCCAAGCTACTCGTCTCTGCGAACAGTAGGCTTTTTGCAACCAGTGCGGATGCCTCGATTCCCGATGACACAATTTACGTTAGCGATATTCTGGATGGCGAGTCTTGGGATTTGATTGGTAACAGCATCCGAGTCGGTGGTGGTGATGGCGACCCCATCGTAGCCCTGACACCTTGGTATGGCTACAATATGCTGGTGTTCAAGGAGCTTTCAATCTGGGTGATTGAAGCTGACCCGTCACTGTCAGTTGCTGATTGGACAATCAAGCTAATCAATAACCGGACGGGTTGTGTTGCGGCACGAACTGTCCAGCAGGTTGGCTCGGATGTGCTGTTCCTTTCCCGTGACGGCGTTCGCTCTATCAAGACGATTGAGGCGGGAGCGCAGACTGACGTTTCCCTACCCGTAAGCACCCCCGTCAATGACTTAATTGGCCGAATCAATCAGTCTCAAATTAGCAAGTGTTGCGCGGTCTACTGGCGCAACCGTTATCTGCTTTCCGTCCCTCTAGATTCAGCCACAACCCCTGACAGGGTTCTATGCTATCACCTCCTTGCAAAATCTTGGACAGGCCACTGGTCAGGATGGGAGCCGAGAGACTGGGTGATTACAGCCTTCGGTGGCAAGCTCCGGATGAACTTTGGCGACCAGAGAGGGCAGCTTTATACTTGGGATGACTACACTGCGGAGGACTCCACTACGGCAGAAACCTACAAGGATGGCGCGACAGCTTATGAGAGTTACATCAAGTCCAGAGCCTATCGTTATGGGGAGACTTGGGGAGATAAGATAGGTTACTCGGTGCAGTTCAATCTTGAGAACATCCACTCCACAGCAATCACATCTAACCTATACTACTACAAAGACTTGAGTGATTCAGCGCAAACGCTTGCGAGTAGTGTCAGCCTGACGGCAGACACCAATCTGATTAGGGAGGGTTACAACCTGCTCCCGAAGGGAAGGTTTAATCAGATTCAATTTAAGGTACAGGCTGACGAGGGCAGACTTGCGCTGCACTCGATAGAAACGTCAGCATTTGGACAACCAATTAAACCGGAACGATGAGCGATAGTACCGTACAGTACCCAGATAGCACCAGAGAGATGGCAGAGTTCCTGTCTGGCAACCTTGATTACCTCAAGGAGTGGGGTGACGAGAAGGTTCTGGGATGGTTACAGTGGTTTGTTAATAACGGACGATATTATGCGGTTTCCAAGGACGGAAAGCTGGTAGGATTGACACTTGTGCGATATGTTGATACAGAAGAACAGTGCTACGAGCATTATACGGACACCGAAGGCCCGATTTGCTATATAGAAGCCTCTGTTAGTCGGTATCCGAAGTCCCTAAATGCGATGTACTGTATGATGTGGGATGAATTAGGTCATAAGACAAAATGGATGGCGTGGGTTCGCCATAAATATAATGACAGGGTTACAAAGATTGACATGAATCGAGCTAAACGCCGTTTTATGAGGAACTAAAGTTATGGGAAAAAGCACACCACCACAACCAGACGCACCGGATTACGCTGCGGCAAATCGTGAAGGAATTTACGCAGACATAGATACGCTGCCAACGCGCCGCAAGATTGAGTCGGCAGCCAGACTTGGTGAGCGGGTAGAGTATGCCGACCCAGATACAGGGGAGACAAAGGTTGCAGACTTCACCGGATTCGGTGATATGCAGCTTACCGAGCAGGAGATGAACTCTGCTCTTGACATGATTCCAACTATGTCACAGGCACAGTTGGATAATCTAACCGAGTTTGGCCCACAATTTGTTCAGCAGCAGAGAGAGCAGTTGCGGCAAATGGCTCCGGAAGAGTTTGATTTGCGCGAGGAATTTGCTGGTCGTTTGCGTGGCGGAGAAAGAACTTCCGAGGAGTTGGCTTCCAGTATGCCATCGGTTCCTGAATATGAGGAAGTTGATGCGCCGACCTTGGAGGACACTGGGATTCAGTCAGCGATGCGCGGGGATTTAGAGGAGTCCATTGCTGACAGGCTTGCTCTTGGGGAAGGACTTTCGGCTGGGCAAATCACGGCGATAGAGCAGGACATCTTGGGTCAGGCAGCGAAGCGCGGCCAGACGTTGAGTGGTGGCACTGCGTTACGGGAGATTCTAGGAAAGTTCAGGGCTGGCGAGGAGCTTGGAAGACAGCGTAGAGCCGAGGCTACTGGCTGGCTTGCCAGCGGGCAGGGAACTGCTGATACCCAGAACAGATTAGCCCAGCAGAGTTTCGCTAATGCGATGGGCAGGGTACAGCAAATCAATCAGGCCCGTGGGGCTACCTTTGCTGGACAGCAACAGAATATCGGGCAACAGATTGGCACACGGCAGCAGGATGTTAGTAACATTCAGTCAATGC